GGAGGCGAGCCGTCGACATCCATGAACCGTTGACGAGGGCACGCGGCGGCTCGATCCTCGACCCAGCAAACACGGTCGCGGTGTGTCGGGCCTGCCATGATTGGATACACACCCACCCTGAGTCGGCGACCAGGCTCGGGCTGCTAGCCTCTAACCGACCTGAGACAACCGGGGGATAGATGATGTCAGCAGTGAAAGTCATGGCACCAGCGCAACCACGCACCTGGATCATCGAGGACAGCGAACGTCCGTGGACCGCGAACGCTGAACGATCCTGGCACTACCACAAACGCGCAACGAAGGTTCGGGAAGCCCGCGAGGCATGGGGATGGCTGGCCCGCGCCCAACGTATCCCGACGCTCGGCGGCATCCGTATCGACGCCACGCCGCTGATCCGCAACCACCAGGCACTCCCCGACGTTGCCGCCTGCTACCCGACCGTCAAGGCAGCGATCGACGGGTTCGTCGACGCCGGAATCATCCCCGACGACGACCCGTTCCACGTGCCGACCATCACGTTCCACGCACCGTCGCTCGCCCGCCGCGAGGGACTCCGCATCCAGATCACCGAAGTCCTCCCATGAAAGGGCAGCCATGACCACCATCACGACCGACGCCGACCTTCTCGCACAGACGGTCACGATGACCGGCGACATGCGGCGCAACGCCGACTGGATCGCCGAACTCGGCCAAGCCCGGCGGGAACGCTGGCAGGAACTGTTCGAGAACGGTGTCGCACAGAGCGAGATCGCCAGGGCGTGCGATGTCACGACGCAAACCGTCTACATGGAGATCCGGCGGAGCCGAGCGGCGGCAGCCGCCGGGTAGGTGACCGTCGCCCTGAGCGTCTGCATCGCTGCGACGACGCTGTTCCTGCTGTGGGTGATCTGGTCAGACCGCCGCTGACGGCCCCTGTGGACGCCGACGGGTGGTTACGGCGCTACGGGCACCGGACAGCGTTAGCGGCGCTCTCCGAGCCTCTCAGAGACGTTCAGTCAGTCGTCTGGGAGTTCTGCCGGTGCAGTCCTGGTAGCGACCACCGACGCTGAGGCGTCACCGACCGGCAGCACCGACGCCATGTACCCCTTGACGATTGACAGGGCCGCAGGCAGACCGCCCACCGCCGCCATCTTGATCGTCGACAGGCCACCCATGTCGGTGAGGCCGCTGGCTAGGACCAGGCCAATCACCGTTTGGACATAGGTGAATACGGCCCTCTCGATTACGTCGACGAGTTGTCCTCGGTCGAGTTTCATTTCTTGGTTGCCCCCTTCGTCGCGGGCTTCTTGGCAGGAGCCTTCGGTGCCGCCTCGGCGTCATCGTCGGCTGCTTTCTTCTTGGGTTTCGGAGCAGTCGCCTTTTCTAACGCTGCCCATGTGGCGGGTCCGCAGTTGCCGTCGGCAGCCACGTCGGCGCTCCGTTGGAAGGCGACGACGGCCCGTGATGTGCCGACTCCGAATCGGCCGTCGATCGCGACCGGGTAGCCGAGCGCCTGGAGTGTCGTCTGCAACTGGTAGGTCGCATGTGTGTCGGCGTTGTTGGTCACAGATAGCCATGCAGTCATGTGGTTCTCCTAACTGAAAAGTGCATCGAATGTTTTTGCCCCAGCGATGCCGTCCGGGTTGAGGCGAGGCTTGCGGGACTTCTGGAAAGCCTTGACGGCTCGTACCGTCTTGCGTCCGTAGATGCCGTCGGGGGTGCCGGGGTCGAAACCGTGGTGGCCGAGCATGAGTTGGAGGGTCCGCACCGCAGCGCCACGGGAACCGCGCTTGAGTGGCGCGCGGGACACCTTGCGCTTCTGCTGCTCGACGGCTGCGATGATCCCGGCCCAGTCCATCGCCGGAGCCTCGACTGTTTCACTTGGGGCGTTGTCCAGGGCCGGGGCGGGGAACTCGTCCGCCGACGCCGACCTCCATTGGTGGTGCCACCACTCTGAGGCCACTGTGGGGCGCAACCCGAATGACGTAGCGATCCGGTTGACTTCCTGCGTCGTGATCTTGCCGGTGATGCGAAAGTCGACAGCGTGCCCATACCCGTCGGCCTGCTGCTGTTGCATGTGCCAACTGCCCTGCCAGATGCCTTTGCCGTCCAGCCCCTTCGGGCCGAAGCGGCGGTCAGGGTTCGCTGCGAGGTTGCCGGTCCCGGCCTTGTACTTCTTGTAGAGGCGCTTCTGGTCCGCATACGATCGGACGCCGGACACGACCGCAACCTTCCCGGCGATGCGGCCGTCGGCGAAGAAATGCTCCAGCCTGGTCAGCATCTTCGGATGCAGCAGGTCGAGGCGGACACGCTTCGAGGTGGTCGGAATAGTCACGGCGACAACTCTAGTCGCTGGGGCGGCGACGGGGGCAGGACGCGGAGCGACCCCGGCCCGTGAGGACCGGGGTCGCTCTCAGCGGCTAGGGGCTAGGCCGCTCGGTACTCCTCGCACCGGCAGGTGCGTCCGGTCGAGGGGTCCACCAGCGGCTCCCGCCAGAACTGGGTTAGGCATACTGGCCTTTTCCAGTCCTTGCGGTCGATCGCGTGGTGCTGCGCCTCATGGCCGCACTCGCAAAGGGGTTGGGTCGTCATATTCACCTCCTCCTCGGGTAGTGGGTTCATCTCCATGACCACAAGTATAGCAGGTTCCCGCCCTCGTGTCTAACCGGGGTGAGGGAGGAGGTCTAGTCGCTGACCAGCGTCACACCGTTTGCAGCCAGCAGGTCGCCGACCTGCGACGGCTCGGCCAGGAACCGGTCGCCGTACTGGAGGACCGAGTTGCCGAGGATTAGCCCCTCCTCGAACGTGTCGAGCGCGTCGTTGAAGTAGACGTGGTTCACGTCGACGCGGTACTCGGCCATCAGTCGTCGTGGATGTCGTAGTCGTCGGCTCCGACAGTGACCTGGCCGTTGGACAGCGCCTCGATCTCCTGCCGTTGCGCCTGGATGATTGCCCGCTGTGTGGCGAGTTCCAACTGGGTGCGCCCGTCGGGGGTCTGCTGGAGGGCGGTGAGTACCTGTTCCATTGTCACTTCAGTCATGCGGCCTCCAATGCGGCGATGCGGACGGTGAGTTCCTGAACGGCGGCGGTGAGCAGCGGAACGAGTTTCGAGGCGTCCATCATCTGCGGCTTGATCGACTCAGGTTGTGCAGGTTCGATGACGTTGCCGTCGTCATCAACGACCGCATCGACCGCAGGGTTCATCGCGTCCTTGTCGCCTGTAACAGCCGACGGGCAGACCTCGGCAACCTCATGGGCGAGGAACCCGAGATGCGTCAGTTCGTCGGGGTCGCGCTCAAAGTTGAACGTGACTGGTCGTAGGGCTTCGACAGAAGTGACGGCATCCGTCAGGTCAGTCACGTTCGACTTCAGGCGATAGTCGGATGTCGTGTTGAACGCGACAGCCGCCGCCCCAGCACAGGTCACCGAACCGATGACGGCGGTCTGGTCCCTGAACTCAATGAAGTATCCGCCCGTGGCTGTGCCGTCCCCGGTGAACCAGAACTGGGAGATGACGTTGGAGGCGGTGACAGTCGAGTCGGGGTCCGCGAACCTCGCGCACACTTCCGCGCCTGCGCCGTCACCAGATACCTGAAGCAACGCCCCCGGTGAAGTCTCGTTGATGGCGACGCGGCCCGCCGAGGTAATCCGCATCCTCTCCGTGGGAGCAACGTGTGAGTTGGAGCCACGAGTCCAGAACGTCATGTGGGCGCGGCGGTCAGCGGCGTCGTACTCCTCGGCCCCGATCATCGTCCCCATGTGGGTGTCACTAGAACTGTCGTAGGGGTTGATGGCGAGGTAGGTCTTGCCGACGACGGTCCCGTCGTTATTGGCGCGAAGCAGCAGCGACACGGTGTCGTTCGATTGGTCGCGGACGACGAGAGGGCATTGCGGAGCGGTGGTCCCAATGCCGATCTTGGCGCCGCCATCAATCAGGAGTTCGTCGTCGGACTCGTCCCAGAGCATGTACGCGCCGCTGGTCGCCCCGAAGAACTTGACATCGTGGCCGGTGTCGTCCACTCCGACGGTGAACGTCCCCGTCTGCTGTGTGTTACCAGCCAGAGTCGTCGTCCCGACCACGCTCAACGTCGTGTCAGCGTGGTTGCCGTCCTCAGGCGTCGTCGAGTCCGGGTCCGAGATATACACCCGGTCGTTCGTCAGGTCGATGCCGATGGGCAGCGGCGTGTTGTCCGTCGTCGACGAGGTGGTCTGGTCGATGAACGCCCGCAAATCCCCGGCGACATCGTTCCAATCCGTGTTGGTCACGATGTAACCACCGGCTCGATTGTTGACTTGGTATTGCCACGAAATCTGGGTCATGTGCTGCTCCTAGCCGAAGAACAATCTAGTGGTTTCCGACAGTTTCGAGTATGCCGCGTAGGTGCCGGAGCCGTCGTCGAGTACCCAGTAACCGGCCGTGTCCGCCGGAGACATCTGCATGGTGGTAACCCAGTTTGCCCCCATCGCGGTGTGCTGAATACGTTCACAGATGACGGTGTGGCTGATCTCGTTGCCAGCCGCCGGGGTGCGCTCCACGACATACGCGTTGCCGATCTCGGCCGGGAGAACCTTCGCCCACAGTCCCGCCTGCTCATCCGGGCGCAGCGTGATCGACTTGACACGGCTCGCCGGTTCAGCCTGGCGCCCAATAATGTATTGCGCCCAGGCCGTAGCGTCGCCTGCCGCCATCAGCATCAACGAATCGTTCGTCTTGGTGCGAATGCCGTACCGGGTCTGCGACGTGGAGTCGGTCTGCTGGGTGCCGGTCGTCACCGGGTCCGTGTCCGTTTTCGTGTTGATCACGTTGAAGATGCGGGTGTCGTCGAACGAAAAGTCGAGGCCGTAATACTTGAGGCGACCGTCCGCCGTCGACGTGTCGGAGAACGTCGCCGAGATGGTGGCGAACTCGCTAATCCGGTTCGTGCGATTCTTGAAAGTCATCGCCCCCGACCTGGACACGAAGAACGATCCGATCTCGGCTGTCTCGATCGCCTGACAGGCAGCCATCACCGCCCCCGTTGTCGCATACGTTTTCTCGGGCACGGTTTCGTTCGCGGCAGTCGCGTCGATGTCCCGGTACCCGGCACCGGACGGCCACGACGCCTGATCCAACAGGTTCGCGATCCTGGTTCCCGAGTTCTCGTCGTCGGCCTCGGTTGAGCCGTCGCAGAACGCCAACGCCAACGCCTTGAAGGCATCCGCACACTCGATGACGGTCTGCTGGTTCGTCTCCCCCGGATACTTCTGAATCCACCGCTCCACGAAGCCCCGGAACACGACATACGTCGTCGACGTTTCCGGGTCTTGGGCCTTGATACGCAGGTGGCGACCCGGCAGGACGTTGTTGCCGCCGTCGTAGTACGGCGACGGACTCGACTCATTCGACGGGTCCAGGTAGCCGTTGG